GGTAAGGGTGTTCGGATCGTTGTGGAAATTGGCCCGGATTAAGGCGCACCCTTTGGCTATCTCTCCGGGGTCGTTGTCTTCCACTCCACCGGAGAGTTGGTGCGCCTCTACAAGTTTTTTAGCTTAGACACACACTTGCCGAAGATATTCTGCAGTTCACCGATGGCCTGCATTTTATAGACTGCGTCGAGCTGCATCATGGCAGAGCCGCAGAGCCAGCAATTGTCGAACATCACCTCTGCAGCCTTTACGTCGTTTGTCTTGGCAGTTGCCGAGAACGCCTGCATGGTCTTCATGTCAGGGCGGCGGAAATAACCGCGGTGCAACTCCTGAAACTCAGGGTCGGCCACTTCTATCTCAACGACGCGGCCATGCTTGTTTTTCCATGTGGCTATCTGCTCATTGGTTACGTCGCCATTGATGATTTTGTAGTCTGTGGTGTCGATGTCGATTGTTTTCTTTTCGTTATCCATGTTTTTTCGGTTTTGTGCCGGAGCGGGTGTTGCCGCCCCGGCGGGTTATTGATTATTTTGTTTTGGCGTGTAGTCTTTAGGTCACACCCCGTCGGGCTTGCCGTATTCGATATGGCTCGGAAGCAGCGGCAGCTCCACCTGTTGGTTCATGTCGCCCTCCTTCCAGTCGCGCACATTTTCGGTAAATTCGCAGTTGCGGATCTTGTCAACCACGATTACTCCGTTGGGCGGCAGATACGCCACCTCGATGTCAAACGGTGCGATGTCCTGCAGTCGCCCCGTAGGCGAGTTGCGGCTGATGGCAACAACCTCGCTCATGTAGAGCGTGATTTTTGCTTCGGGAGTTATACGGCCTCGGCTGCGGCTCACAGGGTGACGCCCGGCACCATAGTTGTTCTGCTTGTCCTGCTTATCGCTGTAGCTGATGGCGACAATGCCGGTTACGGGCACGCCGTTGATGCTGGTTTTGATGTCGCCCCACGCATACTCCTCGCCGTTAATCAGCGGCACTCCGTTGTAGGCTGTGTCTAATGGGTTCATTCGTTTTGTCGTTTTGTTGGTTAGATACTTGATGCGAAGCCTATCTCGAGGGCGAGATTGCGCATCACGCCCACGGCAACGTTTTTGATTACACCGCGCACCCTCGAGGTAGCGAGTATGTTCTGGTCGGGATCGATGTCGAACTTGTAGCCGCTCAGTTCACCGGCCTTGGCCATGTCTTCGAGAGCCTTGTTGCCCGTGGTGATAAGGTGTTCCACGGCGGTGCGCTCAAGTTTCCCGGTGTTTGCGTCAACGTTCATGGGTCGGCCGAGTTTCGGCAGCAGGTAGCTGCGGATTCTGCGCACAGCCTTATCCATAGTGCGCACGTCGTTGATGTAGGCGTAGTCGCTCGTCGTAAAATCGAGAGTATGATTGTCATTAAAATACACACCTGCGAGGCCGTCATAGGTAAGCCCGAAGATATAGCGGGCTGCGTCGAGTTCCTCTATGGTGGCAGTATCGAGGTCACAATACTTGGTGCCGTCGCTGAAAGCCGCCACGGCTATGTTTGTCGGGAACTGCTCCACCCATGCTATACTCTGATGTACCTTGGCCTTGCTTACTGCGCCGAGGAGTTCTCCCAAAGCCGAAACGCTCGCCTTGACCGCGTTCGCTGCGTCTTTGTAGAGTTCAGCGGCAGTGCCCTCGCCGTCCTGCGCTATGACCACCGACACATTCTTGCGTCCTGCTTTGGCATAGCTTTCAAGCGATGTTACGTCGGCAACCTTGGGCGCGTAGAGTATCGACAGCGGCTTATTCTGCGCTTCGAGCGTGGTGGCCACGGATTGCAGGGAGTTGACTATGGTTTCGGTCAGTTCCACCGCGCCGTTCCATACTCCCACCTGGCGCAGACGGCCTCCGGCGAAGTTCTGGAGCTGCTTGATTTCAGAGAATGCGTTTGCACCCGCTGCGGGCTTGAAGATACCCACATAGAGGCTCACGCCGGGGTTCATATTGAAGATGGACGCGAGGGTGTAGTGCAGTACCTTGGTTTCCCAGGCCGCAGCGTCGGCGGTGATGCCGTATTTCTCGGCGGTTTCAATCGACGAGATTGCATGAATGCGTTCCGTGGCGGAAAATCCCGCCGTACCCTCGTCAGCCACGGGAAGCGTCGCCGAGTAGAACACAAGGCCGCTGATATGGTCTTCGCCCGCGAGCGAGCGCACGATATTGCCGTTGGTTCTGGTAATGGTGAGGTTCTGCATTATTCGTCGGTGTTGGCGGGTTCGTTATTGATGGGTTTGCCCGTCAGCTCGTCGACCTCCGGATTGTCGCCGGCGGGTTCCGGCACGTCGGCCTTGCTCGCCGCTACTGCGGCCTTTAGAGCGGCGACCCCGCGCTTGGTGCTGAACACCTCGCGGTTCTGCAGCGAGTTGGCGTGGTTCTGAGCGTCGTTGCGGGTATAGAACGCCGTGCCGTCCGAGGTCACGTGAACCTCGTTGATGTCGGGGTTCTTTTTCAGAACGTCGGCGGCGATCTTCCCGGCGGCTTTCGAGGCCACCGTGGTGGCTGCGTCTTTTGTAGTTTCTTTCTTTGCCATTGTTATATGGTGTTTAATGATTGTTTGAAAACTGTTTGATTGCCTTGCCTACTGTGCAGAGAAGCCATAGTATGAAACCTCCAGCCACTAAAAAGCCGACTATCTCCAGCCCGGTGAGCCAACACGGATTGCTCCGCTGTTCCCGGCTCTTGGCCTCTGTCGCCTCGTGGCTCTCACTCGCAGTAGCGGTGTCAGCCTCGTAGGTGAGCGTCGCCGCCTTGGTTTGGGCCTCTGCCGTGCTTCCGGCGGTGGTAGCCTCAGTCTGCTCCCGGCTCTCGCTCCGGCTCTTGGCCGCGCTCTTTTCGGTAATGCGGCTCAACAGAGGCGGTGTGCCGGTGGCGCTGTCCGGCGGCTGTGAGGTGTCGAATATCTCGGTGATGCGCTCGGTGACCTCGTCGGTCATGGTTGTGTTTTTACGCTGTCGCCGGAAGTATTCCTCCACTATCCGCTCAACTATTGCGGCAGTCGCTGTGTCAAGGCGGGTCACTTCTTGCACTTTCAGAGAGGTGGATGATTGCGCCTCCATGTGGCTTTCCTCCACCGCTTCCTTTGGGGTGGCGCAGCTCGTGACTGACAGGACAGTTGTCAGCGTGAGGGCAAGAATTGACTTTTTCAATCGCATTGGTGAGGGTATCTACTTTTTCCTGTAACTGAACCATATCCTTGCGCAGCGGCTCGACCACCAGTTCCATTATCATCTGTATGGCCTTTTTATCGTTGTCGAGTTCCTGGCCACGCACATCCGAGAGTGTCTTCTGGACTTCTGCGCGGAGTTGGTCGACCTCTGCTTTGTGCTTGGAGCGCAGGAATATGGCCGTCAACAGTGCCGAGAGCGGCGCGGTAATGATCGCAACCACTGCGGCAAGGATTGTTTCAGTCATCATTGGTCGTTATTGTTTTATTCCTATCTCTTTCAGCCATGCCGCCACATCAAAGCTCGGGCAGGCTTTCAGCCACTCGTCAGGCTCAATGATACCGTTGCCGTTCAGGTCGGGCGAGAGGTCGCGGTGTCCAACGATTTTCACGTCCGGATGCTTGGCGTGGAAGTCATGCACATACTTTGCCATTGCGGCTTTCTGCGCCTCCGTGCGTGTGTCCTTGGGTTTCAGGTTCATGTCGCAGCCTCCGGCATAGGCAATGTGTCGGCTGATACTGTTGTACCCGGTTACGCCGTTGGTGATTTCCAGGGGTTCTACCATAGCATCCTCGTTATTTTCGACGAGGCGTTCCACTGTACCGTCCAGCCGGATGATGTCGTTATAGCCAACCTGCTTCCACCCGCGTCCACCCGATGATTTGGGTGCTGTGTGCATCCGGCGGATGTCAGCTCCGGTCACGTCGCGCCCCTCGGGGGTGGCGGTGCAGTGGATAACGAGATATTTAAGAGGTCTCGACATTATGCTTATGCGTTAGGTGCGCTCACAATTGCACCGAGCCCCTCGTTCTTTGTCGGGAGACAGAGAGTATAGGTGCGCATCGAGAAAAGATTTTCCTGTGTGGCGGGGTTGTTGGCCGCCTCCTGCAGATAGGTCTTTGTCGAGCCGTCGGCACGCATTACGCGCTTGGTCGAGTATGCCACGCTGCACTGTCTGTCGGTAGCGGCGGGGGTAGGAACACACGCAAAATTTTTTCTGGTAGTGGCGTTGTAGTATGGACACTCGTTGAACTCGTAGACCTCGAAGCCATAAAGGCGAGAGATTGTGCCGCTCTCATAGTTGTAGTATTGGGCCGCGAATTTCTGATCCTGTTCCAGAAGGTCGGCCACATGGTCGGCGCAGAGTACCAGGATTCGACCCTCTGCAGGAACCTTGGCCTTGTCGAACGCCTTCTTGAGCGCGATGATGTCGGAGCGGGTCAGTCGCTTACGGTCATCTGCAACTTCACCCGAAGTGAGAATTACCGGTGTTTTGTCTGTATGCTCGGCCGGAGCGACGGAGTGGATGGCGCGGCTGAACTTGGTTTCCGAGAATGCTTCTTTGTGACGATCCACTACGGAAGCCATTTTGTCGTAGGTCAGCGCGTGGAGTTCGTCATCGGTTACTCGGGTGGGCTTGGTCTGGTACTTGTCGAGCGTCACTGCGATGTCGCCGTCTTCGAGATTCTCGATTTCGAGGGGATAGGTAGTGTTGTTGACGAGCACCTCGGGATCTGCGCCGATGTCGACCAGATGGATTACATCGTTCTGCACATATTGGTCGTAACTGCGGATCTTGTTGTACCATCCAACGGCCTCCGCGGCGGCGCGAAATGCCTTGACCAGTTCGCCGGTCCATGCTTCGGAGTAGAGTCCGGCGCGTAGTGCACCCGTCGGAGCAAGGCCGCCCATGCACGACACGCCGACTGCGAGGGAGTCAAGAGCGAGCGCGCCTGCGGCGGGTGTTGCGCCCACGGCAACGCCGAGAGCCGCGCCCATCGCGCTGGTGGCTGTAAGACCGATAATCATGCCCATAAGGGCGAGAATAAATTTTTTCATTCGTCTGTTTTTGTTGGTTGTTGTATTGTCTGATTGTTGTCGGGAGCTTAGATTTCGGGAGCGAAGCCGAAGTTCTCCTTATATAGGCGCACATATTCGGCACGGTTGTTATCGCGCAGGTCGGCGAGTTGTTCGGCGGTGGCGGTAGCCCATGTCAGTTTGACATCGGTTGCAGTTCCCGGAGCTCCTGAGGGCTTCAGGAGGTCAAGTGGCTTCTGTACGGGTGTCATGTCGGCAAAAAGGGCGTTGAGGCTGTCGAGGCCGATCTGCTTGCCCAGGTTGAGATACTTGTCTTTTTTGTCTGCAGTGATGCGTCTGTCCTTGATGGCCGTGTCGACTGCGTCCGTGATACGGGCGAGCGTCATGCTGTTCTTTTCATCCTGCAGTCTGCCGATGGCTTCAACGGCCTGGTCTTCAGTCGAGCCTGGAGTGAGGCCGAGTTTCAATAGGATTTTTTCCATACTTGTTGTCCGGTTGTTGTTTTGTGATTGTTTATCTGTTGTATCATTGGATTCAGAATCGGCAAACTGCAACAGCGGCAGATGGTCGTTATTCTCTCCGGCGGCAAGAGTGAGCAGTTTCCCCTCGTGATAGAGGCCTACCTGCAGTGCGTCGTCGTTCGAGCCGATGTCTACCACTGACACTTCAATCAGCTTGCTCTTGGTTACGGTCGGGCGAGTCTGTCCGGCCACGAGCATAGCCGGATCCTCGCTCCATTCCAGTACGTCCAGTCCTGCACTCAGCATCCGCAGTGTGCCGCGATCCCACTTTTTCGAGATGTTACGTTCGTCTTCGGTATCATCGTCAAATTTGGGTGTGCCGTAGAGCACGCCGTTCTCGACGCGGAGATTGGTCATTATGCCGATGGGCATATCCTCCTTGCGCCCGCGTCGGTGCATATAGAGAAGTATAGGATTTTTCTCGTACTGTGAGTAATCTATGCCCGCCGTTATCACACGAGAGCCATAGCTGTTTACCCGCTCGGTTGATATGATTGCTTCTTTCATGTTGGTATTATAAGAAAAAAATGTCGGCGGGGCTTCGTTGCACTTCACTATGTGAAAACCCTGTGCCGCCGCGCCGACGGGTCGCAAAAGGGGGTTGTGGCGGAGGCGGGATTTGAACCCGCGACCTCGAGGGAATGAACCTCGCGAGCTGCCGGACTGCTCTACTCCGCGATATTCTTTCTTCCGCAAATCCGTAAGGATTCGCGGCGTGGTTCAAGCGCGTGTCGGGCTTGCCCGGTGCGCGGTGCTTTGCATGAACCACGCTGCAAAATTCCGAATTGTTCAACACGCTGCAAAACAGAGTGAAAAAACTTTACACTCTATTTTTTCAGCACACGCTTTTATGCCAATTTTGCAGTCGGAAATTAACTTAAACCCAACCCTAAACACTACCTTTATATGAATGGCAAACAAGGTTTCAACAGATAAAAAGGAATTTGCGGAGGCTCTTTTCATGCAGGGTATGCCGCAGAACTCCATCGCCGATAAGGTCGGCGTGTCGGCCAATACAATCGGCAAATGGGTCAAGGACGGTTGTTGGGGCGAGAAACGCACCGCAATAACTCTTACCCGAAAGGAAGTCACCAACAATGTCCTACGCTCACTCAACAATCTCGCTATCAAACTCGGCGAAGCAGACCTTAAAGATGTTGGCGGCCTCGCCGACCAGATAGCGAAACTTTCGGCCACTATCTCCAAGCTCGACAAGGAGGCATCTGTGGTCGATTTCATCGAGTGCTTTATAGCTTTCGGAAAATGGCTTGAATATCAAGCCGAAACCGACCACGCCATCACAGCGGAGTTCCGGCAGATGGTCAACAAGTATCAGAATAAATATATCCTTGAACTTCTCGGGAGCAAGGTTGCATAATTATCATAATTATAATGTATGGCTCGACACACGGCAACGGATCGCAAGGATGCGATTGAACAATGGAAACAATGGTGCGAAACAGTGCAGACGCGCTCTGTCGTAGCTGTCAAGGAAACACCTGCCCAAAAAGAAAAACGCATTGCGTGGCTCCTGGCCGACTATGGCCGTTTCTTCAATTACTACCTTGCTCACTATTGCGACGATGAGGAAACCGGGCAGCATACTGACTGCGCCCCGTTCCATCTCAAAACTGCGCACACTCTCCGCGACCACGACAATATTCAGTACGCCGCCCAATGGGCGCGTGCCCATGCTAAATCCGTCCATTTCGACATCGGCTATCCGCTCTATCTGAAAGCCCTCCGAAAACTGCACCTGATGGTGCTTGTCGGCAAAAGTAAAGATAACGCCGAAACACTACTTGGCGACATACAGGCCGAGTTCGAGTTCAATCAACGATATATTGCCGATTTCGGCACTCAAAAGGTAGTGGGATCTTGGGAAACAGGCAAGTTCGTCACCTCCGACGGCTGTGCGTTTTTTGCCAGAGGTCGCGGCCAGTCGCCGCGTGGCCTCCGCTACAAAAGGCGCCGCCCGGATTATATCGTCATAGATGACCTTGACGATGACGAACTTGTAAACAACCCCGACCGCGTCGCCCGCCTCACTAAGTGGGTCAAGGAGGCTCTTTTCGGCACGCTCGACGGTGGCCGCGGTCGCTTCTGCATGGTCGGCAACCTTATCGGCAAAAACTCCGTCCTCGCTAATTTTATGGCTTCCGACGGCGTGATTGTCTCCAAGGTAAACGCCATCGACAGCAAAGGCCGTCCGTCATGGGAGGCCAAGTGGTCTATCGAGGAGATCCGGAAGCAGGAGCGGTTCATGGGTTATATATCGTTCCAACGCGAGTTGATGAATAACCCGATAACCGAGGGGTCTATCTTCCGCCACGACTGGATAAGGTGGTGCAAGCCTCTCCGCCTCGCAAAGTATGATTATCTCGTCTGCTATTGCGACCCCTCGTTCAAGTCCACAACCCGAAACGACTACAAGGCGATAAAGCTATGGGGCAAGACCGGAACGGATCTGCATTGCCTCGCCGCCTTTGTCCGTCAGTGTTCGGTAGCCGAGATGGTCGGGTGGTTTTATGACCTCCACGAGAATATAACTGCTGCCAACGCCGTATGCTCCTATTATATCGAGGCCAATTTCCTACAGCAGATTCTTCTCGACGAATTTGTGCGTGAGGGCAACGAGCGCGGCTATCAGCTCCCCATATTCGGCGACAAGCGCAAGAAGCCCGACAAGTTTCAGCGTATCGAGGCTATTTCCCCACTATGGGAGCATGGTCACGTCTATTATAACGAGCGCATGAGAAACGACCCTGACATGCGTGTAGGCATCGACCAGACTCTTTCATGCGAGCGTGGAATGTCCGGCCACGATGACGGCCCGGATGCCGACGAGGGCGCAATCTTCATTCTTCAGGGGCTTACCCGTCAACAGAATTTCAAACCATCAATAGGCCGACGCAAGTCGCCAAAAAACTCGTGGTAAAACATCAAAACATTTTATATATGAGCATTTTCAAGAACATCAAGACCTGGTTCCGTGCGGTCATCTTCGAATGCCGCCTCCGTCATTGCCGCCGTGAGGCCGACCGCCGCCGCGCCATTTCCGGGCAGAAACAACTCGTTATCGTTCTCAACCGCCGCCCCGTCGTTGTCAGCAAGCAGCATGTCAGGCGGCTTGTCCGCGAGGGTATGTACCGCCGTGGCGTTACTGCCGCTGACGTCGAGGCAAAGGCTATTTATCGTTCCATATAATCCGCATACCGCTATGTCTTTCCTTACAACTGACGATTACCGCGTGGTTACCTGCCCCGCCGACCTCGAAATCATCTGCCAGTCCTCCGACGAGATCCGGCAGCAGGCCGAGCGCACCGCTATGGAGGAGGTTGCAGGATATGTCCGAACCAGATACGACATTGACACCGCATACTCAAAGACCGATATTCAACGTAATCCTCTGCTCGTGCAGCTCACAGTCTGCATTGCCCTGTGGTGGCTCGGACAATGGTTACCCGGCATGATGGGCGGCGAGATGCGGCAGACACTTTACGACAATGCAATATCACGCTTAAAGGATATACAAAAAGGCAATTTTACACCTGACTTTCCGGAATATCCCGAGGGCGGCGACCATGATACAGGATGGGGTGGCAATCCAATGCGTTATGGCAGCATGAAGAAGAACGGTTATGACTGGTAATTTGTAAAACCTTGTTTAATCAGCGTTTGAACTATGTTAAAACTTTCGGCGAAAATTGAAATCACAGGCGAAAAAAAATGGGTTTTCGAGAAGATAACCGCTTGCGAGATCGTGCGCGACAGTGACGCGCTCACCACCACCTGCAAGCTCACTCTCCCTCGAAAAGTAAAGTGGAAAGGCGAGGTTTCCAACCCGATAAGGCGCGGCGATAAAATCTCCGTGTGGCTCGGCTATGACGACAACCTGCAGCTCGCTTTCTCAGGCTATGTGCTCCGCAAGGGCTTCAAGGCGCCGATTGAGATTTTCTGCGAGGACGAGATGTTTATGCTCAAACAGACTCCGTGCGTAAAGAAGTCATATAAGAGCGTCGATATTCAGACTCTGCTCAAAGACCAGAATCTTACTTATGAAATAAAGGTACTCGGCGAGCAGAACATAGGTCAGTATCGCGCCAATTTTGAAAACGTGGCCGAGTTGCTCGCGCACCTCAAAGAGAACAATATCCGCACTTTCTTCCGTCTTGAAGACGGCAATCCTGTCCTGTATTGCGGTGTGCTTTTCGACCATGGCCGTGAAATGCGGCAGGTTTTCGCCACCGGAGTCAACATAATTTCGGACAGCAGCCTCGACGAACAGAACGCCGAGGACGTGAAGATTAAACTTAAAGTCGTAAGCCTCCAGCCAGACAATAAAAAGAAAATCAAGGTGGAGATTGGCGACCCGGACGGGGAGAAACGAACCTTGCACTGTTACGGCAAGACCGAGGCCGAGGCAAAGGCGTGGGGCGGCCAGGAACTGGAGCGGCTGAAACGTGACGGACTTACCGGTTCGTTTCAGACTTTCGGCCACGTGCTGCTTGATGTCCTCGATGTTATCGGCATCAAGATTGACGGCGAGCGCAAAGGCAAATATCAGGTAGCAAAGAATACAATCACATTCGGGAGCGGTGGCTTCCGGCAAGATATTACCCTCGGAGCGAGGACAACTGAATAATGGATATTCGAAACGCAATCAGACAACTCGCACTGTCCGGTACGGAAATGTATCTCACAGTCTGCACTGTTGATGCTGTGGACGAAAAAGCGCGGACTATCGACTGCACCCCGCTCAACGAGGGGGCGCAGCTACTTGGTGTGAACTTGCAGGCCGACCAATCCGGAGAGATTGGTCTTGTGTCGTTTCCTGCCGTCGGCTCCTATGTAGTGGTGGGATTCCTGAGCCCCGCCGTGGCTGTGGTGGTTCTGACAACGGAACTTACAAAAGCCAGCCTTACAATAGCTAACTCAGAGATTACTGTAGAAGATAACTCGGTGGCACTTTTTACCGAAAAGGTCACGGCCTTAATATCGGCAGACACCCTTAAACTTGATGTCTATGGCTCCACCCTCGAAATGAGCAGAGGCAAGGTAATATGGAACGGAGGCTCGGAAACCACAGCCAACGCCACCGAACTGCAAAGTCAGCTAAACAAGTGCAAGGCAAGAATCGACGCTATTATAAATGCTCTGGCATCTTCGGCTGTCGCTCCACAGGACGGCGGCGCGACATACAAGGCAAATATCGCTGCCGCTCTCTCCGGCCTTATCTCCGAGGATTATTCGAATATGATCGATGACAAAATTAAACACTGACAATGGCAAACAAAAGATACCCCTCACAACTGAAAACCGTGGAGTCCATACGCCTTGCCGCCCGCGAAAACAACGAGGCTAAGGGCGGCTCAATGCGTAAGCGCAAGAGCCTCGTTATGATGCTCAACCAACAGACGCAGTCACTTACAAAACAGGATGTCGCCAAGTGGCGCCGAGCCTGGGCCATGGCTCTGAATATCGAAAATCCCAAACGTGGAGCACTTTACTCTATCTATACCGACGCGCTTGTGGATATGCACCTTACGGGTTGTTTTCTGCAGCGTTACCACAAAACCCTCCTTAAATCCTTTGTTATCGTTGACGAAAACGACAATGAAGACAAGGAGGCTCTGAAAATATTCGAAAGCAAGTGGTTCCACCATTTTCTGCTCCGCGCCCTCGAATCAATTGCGTGGGGGCACTCGCTCATTCAGTTGGGCGATGTCGTAACCGATGCCAACGGCGTGATGAAATTCTCCGACGTGGAACTCGTGCCCCGCGAACACGTCTGCCCGGAGTATGGTGTACTCCTGCGAGAACGGTCTGATTCCCCCGACCAGGGCATTCCATACCGCGAGGGTTCGGTGGCCGACTGGTGTGTAGAGGTGGGCGACGCTTACGACC